GAGGAACTATATAGTCTATGTCTGGGACCCCTACTGGCCAAAGGGGGGATCGCAAAAAATGTTTCACGTGAAACATAAAAGTAATTCCTATTGGGACCCCTAGTGGTGGGTCCCGCCCACATGCTCTTATCTGCACAACCCAGAGTGGTATGCAGTTTCTGCATGGACTATCCTATAATATCCTATGCAAGAACTGCAATGCTATTCTTGCATAGGGTAGGCTTAACGAAACTAATTATTCATTTGTTTTAAAATCCTTTCTTCAATGTTATCTAATTGATTAACCATAAACTTTCTTCTTGTGCTTATGTTCTTCATACCTCGGTTAGTTATTTCTATTCTTAAACCAATATGATTTTTGAATAGCTGTCGAAGATCCGTGTTACTTGGATCACCAACAAAGTAAGATCGACCAGCCCAACAGAAATCTAAAAACTTAGTTCTGAAAAGTAATTCATCGATAGTCTTTTCTGTGATCTCATTTACTCCAACTGACATCATCAACCAACCCAAAGTGTCCGCTTGTTTTTTGTGATCGTCTTTTTCGAAACCCTTATCAAAGTGTTTCAAGTTTTCGTATTGTACTATTAACATTGTATTCCTTTCGTTAAGTTAATAATTTAATTTAACAGATTATCCTATATTGTAAACCCATTAAATAAATTAATTTAAAGTTATCCACAGAGGCCAGTTAGATGTTGGAGGGAACAAACTAACTGACCTCATAAGTATATGTAATTTTTTTTCAGATTTGTGCCAAATTAATTTTTTTATTTTCCCGGGTGGGTCCCGCCCACATGCTCTTTTCTATTTTTTTTCGGTGGCGCGTGTTTATCGGTGCAACACCGAACACGCGCCAAGGTTTATTATTTACTTATCAAAATCAAACTCCATTTGTTTATTTCTTTTAAAACTTTCATCAAGTCTATTTGATCTAGTTTTAAGTTCAGAAAACATAAACCACCATTTAACTATAAATGTTCCTGCAATTAATAATCCAAGTGTCATATCAAAATGAATTGCAATAATGCAACCTAAAATTATTATTGCAAAATGTAATGCAAAATAAATCGCTCTCAACATTATTTACTCGGTGGTAAAGCTAATAAAGAACTTGGTATTTGTAATTCAATATTAGCGGTTTTCATTTCCTTACTCAACTCAACTAATGTTGGTTGAATATGGCTTCCAGTATAAAGTATATTCAAACACTTTTTTCTTTTATTTCCAAGTGCATGATATAACTTATGACCTTTTCTGACATGCTTTTCTGCTTCCTCATAACAAACTTTTTTTAATTTTTTTGTTACATATTCTATTGGGTTTTCTTCCTTGACCTTAATAGAACTCATATCAGTTTGCCATTTTCTATATTTTCTTAAACCAGAAAATTTGTCCTCAATTTTTTCAGCTACTTTTCTAGCTTCAATCTCAAGGTCATGTTCTATTCTGGCTTTCTCATTTTGAAATTTCAGAAGTTTTTTAACTCTTTTATCTAGTTCTGAAATTAACTTATCAAATCCAAGTTCCTTTGCAAAGTGAGGGGATTTCTTATCTGTTATCTCACTTGCTTTGATATGGATTTCACTTTCAATAGATGAAGACGCGCTATTAAACTCTTCGTGTACAACATCTTTGTAGTGGTCGACGTGGTCTTTTCTTAATGGTTGCATAATGTATTCCTTTCTGTTTGAGTTATTATTACAACTGATTTGTTATAGGATATTCTGGGAATATTGTCAAATAAATAATTTAAAAAAACTAAAAAAAATTTTTTCTTTTTTTAGGGTGGGTCCCGCCCACATGCTCTTATCTACATTGGAACGATTCTAAACAAGATGCGACAATATTGTCCTTTACATTATAGGATATTCTGTTATTGTGAATTTGTATTGTCAAGTTAAGTTAAACTACCTCTGGCAAACACTGACCGCGGTTGTAGGTTCTCTGGTCGATAAATTCGTCTGAACCTTCAGGGCTAAGATCCTTGCACTGATTAGGTGATGCAAGGATCCTAGGCCTCGAGGATACCCTAAGAATTCCTCGAGGCTGATCCCTGGTCTCTTCTGAACCCGCTGATCAACGGTGTGGAAGGGACCTGGGATCAGACTGATCCCTGGTCCTGTGTCGAATTAAATTCAGCTAGCAGGACCTGGGATCAGAGTTCTGATCGAGCAATGCGCTCAGGCGTGGAACCTGTTGTTAATTCTACCGTTAAAATGTCGAGGAATGGGTAGGTACTCGAAGCAACAGGCTAAGCCTTTTTATTTTTTAGGGTGGGTCCCGCCCACAAGCACTAACCACAGGGAGGGTCCCGCCCACATGCACTAACCACTATATGTTGTGTCAATCACTTTTTAGTTGAAAAAAAATTTTTAAACGCTTGACATATTCCTATAATATCCTATATTAAACTTATGAAAGAATTAAACACGGCCCAAGCGTGGGAGATAGTAGGAGGCCTAAGCAAGCCTGGCAAGATGCCTGGATGGTCAATTGGCCTTCCTGCTAAAGAATGCAACACGGGCGGCAAGCTGCAAAAAGTAGAAGGCAGCGTCTGCAGCAATTGTTATGCTCTTAAAGGTTGTTACGTTTTTAAGATTGTACAGGATGCACAATACAGAAGATTGAAGGCCCTTAAACATGAGTTATGGGTCCACGCAATGACAACTTTAATTAATAATAAAAAGCCCGATGTTTTTAGATGGCACGACTCAGGAGATGTACAGAGCCTGGATCATTTAAATAAAATTTTTGAAGTATGTAAACGGACGCCATCAAGGCGCCATTGGATGCCAACAAAGGAAGCTTGGATCAAGGACCATTTACACAGAGCGCCGAAAAATTTAACGATCAGGATCTCTTCACCAATGGTTGATCAGGGACCAATTAAAAGCTGGCCGAATACTTCCACTGTTGTGACTAAAAAAGCAACATGTCCAGCACCGCAGCAGGGCGGCCAATGTCTCGACTGTAGAAAATGTTGGAACCCAAAAATTAAAAACATTAGTTATGGCGAGCATTAGATCTAAACATAATAATCTATTAAATTATTTTATTTGCGATCACCGGGATCTATCGAAGGCCTACGTCCGCAAGTGTAAAAAATTCCTGAGCAGGAATAGCAAGAGGGTTGGTAGTATTCCACCAGCCCTCAAGCACAAGAAATAAAAAAATTGGGTGGGTCCCGCCCGCAAGCACGCACCATGAACCGCAAGCCGCAAGCCACAGGCCGCAGGCCTGGGTGGGTCCCGCCCACAAGCTCTGCTCTCGGGCCGCGACACTTTGTCCGTTGACTTTTGTGTAGGATATTATAGGACGCTAAACTTTTTGTAAAAATTTTAAACTTGACAGCATACCCGTGGCACACGGTTCTGCCTTCCCCTTAATTAGTTCTTCTATAAACCTTCCCTCATAAAGTTTTATGGCTAAAGGACCGAGGGCCTTTAGCATGATGAAACTATTGTTCGGATGGGTCAAATGAAAGCCAATTTGGTGTGGAGAAAAAGAAATTTTTTTAGCTTTTTTTAACTTTAATTCGACGGTAAAAAAGTGGCCAGAAGTATTGTAGCCCAGTAGATCAGGAGTCCCATGTGCAGCACTATTTTCCACGCGTGTAAATGATAATTCGCAATTATTTTTAGTGTTGAACGTCTTAATTTCATGCCAGAATTTAGTCTCACCTTTAATCATTTTTTAGGCTAAGTCCGTTGCTCTCTGGCTAATCAATTTTTTTTATGACTTCACCCATATTCCACTTAGATTTATAAACTGTCATCACCAATCTATGAGATTCCCGGACGCCAAGTAATTTGTTCTCCATTAATTTAATATCCTTGATATCAAACATCTCGCCATTGGGCATGCAGATCTGCACTCTGGCCTCTTGCACTACGGGTGACTTTAAGAATTTATCTAAGACTTTCCTTAATAGCTTTCCTGTTACCATCTCTTGAACATATACCAAAAATAATTTATATTGCAAGTTATGGGTTTACCAAAAAGACTTACAGAAAAACAAATCAAGTTCGCTAATTTAGTAGTAGCAAATGAAGGTAGGAAAACTGCTACCGACTGTGCTATCGAAGCGGGTTATGATCCTAATTCTGCCTATGTCTCTGCAAGTAAGCTTCAAAACCCATCAATGTACCCTCTAGTTAGTCAGTACATAGGCAGGTTAAGAAGTGAAAAATTAAAAAAATACGATATTAGTATGGAATCTCACTTAGGTGAACTGGGCCAATTAAGAGACGAAGCAAGAGAATCAAAAGCCTGGAGTGCTGCTATCAACGCTGAAGTCGCTAGAGGTAAGGCAGGCGGCTATCAAAATAATACTAATCTACATCTGCATAAAAACTTAGATAACCTGGAGGAGTCTGAGTTAGATAAAATGTTAGAAAAAGCTTTGAAGAATTTCAAACCTATCATTGATGGCAACGCAGAAGTAGTCGAGGAATCTAAAGAGTAATCTTCTCTAATTTAACAATACACCCCACAGGAAATATATTACGGTCTGAAAATGAAACGTCTTTATCTTCATATGATGCGAATGTCCAAACGAATTTTTTATTTCGTTTATAAATGTATGCATGTGTTATCATTTTGCTGCATTCGAATTTATCAAATTCTTCTACTGATGCATGCCCCGCATCCCCAGTTATATCGATCCACTCGAGGCGGTAAAAATAATACTTCTTCGAACCGATCACGACGTGCTTAAACTTGGATTTCTTATTTCTACGCATATCTACTTATAGCACCTATAGTTTTTTTCTCTAGGACACATTTTTTTCAAAAACATTTTCTTATGCGCGCGTACGGGTTTGCTAAAAGCGTTGATTTTACTGGATTGTAACAGCTGTAACAGCATTGTAACATCATTTTGTTACAAAAATATCGTCTAAAAGCGTTGATATACTTGATTAATAACTGATTACAACTCATTGTAACCATTGTAACAGCTATTCGTAAATTGAAAAACAAAAATTTTTTTCTAGCAAAAAAAGTCTATAGGTAAATACTTGCCTTCATTGTGACTTATTTGCAACACATTGTTGCATTTTAACCACAATCTTGACAGTATCCCTTAAAACTACTGCTTTCATTCTTATACAAAGAATTCATACATTTTTTGGCTTTGCAAAAGACAACCCCTTTTAAATCTATTTTTACTGGTTTTGCCGATTTTGCCGTTTTTACCGATTTGTCCGATTTTGCCGCCATGTTCTCATTTATCATTAGTGTATCCTCTTGCTTTTGTTTATGTCTTCGAAGTTAGGCCCTGCTAAAAATTTAGTCAGTAGTTTAAACTCCTCCATTGACATCTTATCAATTTTCATACTAGGAATTCTTCTGGTCATTTCTTTTTTGGCCTTAGCCCATTCTTCATCAGTAAATGTCTCTAGTATGTCAAGCATGTTTTTCATGATAATCCTTTGCCTCTACATCGTCATTAAATACCTTACATGTATCACATCTTTCAATATGTGGTTCATGATAAGGGTCTTTTGGGTCAGATAAACCGCTACTTATAACGTCAGTATAGTAGCCTTTGCCTTCGCAGTCATTACAATTTGTTAGTTTCATATTCATCCTTTCGTTATAGGTTAATATAGGATATTATTTACCTTTGTCAACCTTTTGTTTATAATATTGACCCACTTTTTTCCACCATTCGTTCGCATAATGTTTGAATTCTTCGCCTTCTACGCGAAATTCTTGGTAGTAATTATCTTTACTGCACATTAGAATAATTCCAAAGTTTATATTAGTTTGATAGATCTGGTTGTGAGCAATTGCATATGCAGCCAACTGTAAAAAATAATCCTCGATCCATTCTTTTCGTTTCGGCTTATTAGTTTGTTTGAAATCTATTATGGCCTCTTTGCCCTCGTAAATTCCTACACCATCTGTTGCACCTGCATACATATCAGGATAAAAAACTACAGCTTCACTGGCCCATAACTCTTCTAGTTTGTCGTTCAATCCCTGGTCCACGATCTGTTGTGCCATTTTCCCGGCCAATACACCTTCAGGAGTTAGATTCACGATAGGTTTGTCTAGCATGTATCCTTCAAGAATCGTATGCATAAGAGTCCCTCTCGATGCGGCGCTGTCCTTGATCCGTGTTGCTTCCTTCTCTCCCACTCTATTTTTCCACGCCTCCAATGACGCTCGCTTCTCTTCGCTCTGACACGCAGATAAGATAGAAGTTACCGACGGCAGCTTCTCTTCACCAACCAAGTAATGTCTTTTACCATCTATAATTTTTCGAGTCGAACTCGGATAATAAAATTTTTTATTTATTTTAATCATGTTTTATATAACTCCTTACCTATTCTTATAAAATTTAACCAATCATCTGGGTTACTATTTTTCTTTTTTTCATTACAATCTACACAACAAAAGACAATATTGTTTACCTTATACGTAATCCTTGGGTCGTATCGATCAATACTAAAATTAGTTTTAATCTGTCCTCCACGTCCCTGGTATCCTTTACCTCTGGTTCCACGTCTTGCCTTAAAAGTAAAAGGTCTTTCACAATAAATACAAAGTCGTCCTGTAGATCCTGGAAATTTTTCTTTCATCTTAATTATATGATTCATATACAATCTCCAGAATTCTTTTTTATCCATAGACTTATCTGGTTTATGTCCTCCGTATTTACCGTAGCTTGGTTTAAGTTTACCACCAATTGCTCGACCTACATATCCGCGTTCCGAGTTCATGTATTCAAAATCCTTTTGTATTCTTCGCTCGTCGTTAGGATCTTTGTAAGCCATTACTGTTTTTTATAGCCAATAGATTTTTCTAAACATTTTTTCTTTTCACCGCTGCCTATTAAATAAAAGTCATAATAAGACAAAGCTTCTTGAATTAGTTTCATGTTGTAAGTATCTACATCATCGAATACAAATCTAGCACCTGGGTTAGATCTAACCGCAAAAAATAAAGCCTCGCTTAAAACAGCTTTCGTAGTATGAGGTCCATCAAAATGTACGAAATCATATTTAGTCATGAATACTTTTTGGCCTTTACGATATACAGGAACACCATGACCAAAAGAATTAAAGAATTCATAATCATCTAATTGATACAACATAAAATTTTCGTGATGTTTAAAAGCACTCAAGAAAGTTTGTTTCATAGAGTTAGGATACGTTGGAGTCTTAAACGATCCGTCTTCATTGTATAGTATATTACCATCAAAGTCTGTCCATCTAGGAACCATTCCTTCTTGAGGATCAACGTGTGTGTATGTAATATCTCCATAAGGATCCATGCCTATATGAAAATGATCTCTATTTAATTTTTTTAATGTGTCCATAATGACATGAGATCCATAACCTTCTCTCACTCCTATCTCTAATGTTAAATAAAAATCTTTTGGGTTCATCTCTCCAACCCATTTGGCTAATAAATTATAGTCTTTGCTATCACCCTTTATCATTTAATTTGCTCCTTAATGTTCTGACCTCTTCAGTTAGTTTCTCGTTATACTTATGTAATTTTTCGTTTCTAAATTCTAATACTTCAATACGTTTGGTTAAATCTAAAGGGCCCCGATCCTCAGCGGGGCCCTTTGGTTTTTTATTTTCTAGATCTTTCACTAGTTTGTGGTGGTTCTTTATGTCTGTGTCACTCATCATAAATTATATTTCATTAACTCATTAAATTTTTTTAACTCGTGTTCCGAAATATTTTGCAAACCTTTTGTTCGGTTATAGATCTCTCGAGCATCTAAAAGTTTTTTAGTATTTTCTTTATGAAAACCTTCAGCTTTGTTTTTATCTATAACCTCAAAGTGTGCTTGCGTTAACTCCGTCACGATGCTTCTTTAACTTCATTTGTAGGCACGAGTGCTTTATTAATGTAATCAAATGCATTATCCACATTTATTAAAATTTCAAATGTGTTGTTAGTATCTTTTGATTCTAACATCTCTGCACCTAATTTATATTTAAGCGCTTCCTCCATAGAGTCTGCTTCTTTGACTACATGAACCGATCTCGTTTTAGAGAATGTAAAGTTCACTACTCTTACTAATGTATATTTCATACTTTTTCCTTTCGTGGTTAGTTATTTAAGTTTGCCATTTAAACGTTTGGCTTCTTTGTTTACTAGAATAGTTACTACCTGTGCTCGAGATACGTTTGGATCATCAGGTACTATTACTTTTCTAATTTTGTCGATTTTACTATAAGTTTCTCTCTTTACTGAGATGTTTTGATACTTGTTAAAATCAGTCATATGTTATATCCTTTCCTTGTTATTCGGTTATCCTATAAAATAATCTAATTACTGTCAAGGGGTTAAATGAAATTTATTTTAACGTTAATACTATGTTCTGGTGTATCAGGAGAGTGCTTAAAACCTTTCCAAGCGTCCTCTACATTTAATAATATGTATGATTGTTTGATGGTGGGGTATGAGGCAGCTTCTAAAAAAATTGTTCTTTTGGGACCTGAAGAGGTAAATAAATACTACTATCACGTGAAGTTTTATTGCCAACCGGTACAGCAGATCTAATTAACTTATACCACTCCTCTTTGTATTTAGGATCTTTGGTTTTGTTATACTTTATAGCTATCTCGTCGGCTTTGTCGGTTATATTTTTTAAAACTATATCTTTCATTTCATAAAAATTTGCACAGAAATTCTAGGCATCAATGGACTCAAGACAGGGTTTACCTTGTGTGGAATGGGAGCCTTTACTATCACCAAAGAGTTACCAAGAACAGGTATAAAACTATTACCGCTTGTATCTGTAAACATAAACTCTCCTCCCCATTGTCTTTGCCATTTGTTGTTTAAATAATAAGTGGCGCCATATGTCCAGGTGTCATCACTATGCCAATTAATTCCTGTTCCTTGCTCCATGTAATGAATTGTAGTGGTTATGTGTTTTAGATCTGGCAATAAACAATAAGGATTAGATTTTAATTTATCTTTTAATATTTCAAAAGGAGGATAATTACTTACCTCTACTCTCTTAGGTAGTTTCATATTATTATAAAGAAAACTACTCCATGCACTCTTTACATCTTTTAAATTTAAACTTTTTCTTTCTTTTATAATAGCGTTGTGAATTCCTTTATAAACTTCTTTGTCTAAAAAATTTTGAATCCACCATATCCTCCCAGGAATACTAAAAGCTAGTTTCATTTTATTGCGGACGGCCTTGACGATGATAAGGTTTATGCGATCTCTTTGCGTGTTTGTTTAATGATTTTGAATGACGTCTCGGACGTTTACGAGGTTTAGGTCTAGGTGTAAAATTTATAAATTTACGTTTAGCCATTTTTTGTATTATTTTTTATCCATTCTTTATCGCTTTCATTTAATCTTAGGTATCTTATACTACCATTAACGTGTTGTCTAGTATCTGCTCCACAATTTGTGCACCTATAATATTCTGTAACAATAGCAACTAAAATTGTTTCCTCGTTACATGATTCACACATACCCGCAACCGTGTCTATGTTATGAAATACTTTAAATCTATCTTTTGTCATACTTTACTCATGGATATACCTGCTCGTGGTGTTTTCGGCACCACTTCATGGTATATATCTTTTTTAACAATAAGTAAATCTCCAGGAGACAATACGATTATTTGATTATCTATAATCCACTTTGAAATTCCTTGCACTTGCCAAAAGTATACATCTATATCGTCTTTATGTTTGCCAGATGTTGGTCCAACACATGTATTAATATATAAATGGGCTGTTTTACATTCTAACTTTTTTAAAGATACTTTAACTTCTTTTATTAAATGAGCATCCACCGATACAAAAAAACCTGGACAAATGTGTTTAGTTTCTTTTTTATTTATTAAAGACCAATTGTAATTTTCTAAAAGAGATTGCCAACTTGGAACTTCTTTATTAAAATTTCTTTCTAATTTAAAATTCACACCAAATCTTTTGCTTTACCTATGACTGGTTTGTATTTAGTTTTACCTTCAGATTTAAAGGCATGCAAGAATTGTGCTCGTCTACCTTCAGGTATCCAAGAGCAATGTATCCACCCCGAGTTGGGTTCACCTGGTTTGTAGAACTCGAGTATCAATTGATCTGGTTCAAGATTCTTATATATCCAATCTGCTAATTCAGCGTTGTCAACTCCAATACATTCGAAGTCTGCGGCCTCAGCTTTGGCGTGTTGAGAATTTACAGAACTGCCAATAGCTAAACATAATTTTTCTGATCTAAATCCTGATGTAACTTTAACTCTGCCGAAGTGATCACGTACGGGCTGTAAAATATTTTCACACAATGCTTTTAGTTTTTCTATTTGATCTGCATTAGGATTGTTATCAATATCCATACGGATGGCCGTATCGCTTTTGATTAATTCCTGCAGGTTAAAGTTTCGTGAAAGATTCATTTTAAATAAGTTGGCTATGAGGTAGCATTTGTTGTTTTATTTTTTTTCTATCATATGATTTTTTAGATTTTACCACACGTTGGTGATATCGTCTATCACTTAATTCTTTTGCAACTTTATTCGATGATAAGTTTTTTAATTGATTTTGAGCCATCTATGTTATCCTCTAATTCTGCCTCACCCTTCCAGCATTTGTACATAATAGTTTCGCTGTATTGTCTCTCTGCCTGGCGCTTGCCACGTAAACATTGTGCCATACCATCAACCTGCAAACGTGCCTCTTTAATCTCTGCGTTTACAAACATCAGGAGGGCCACCACACTTTCAATCATTGTAGCTCCCATTCTTATAACCGATCTCACGATTAGCATCTTTTAATTTTTCAATGTCAGCTAAAACTTTATCCATCTGTGTTCTTAAAAATTGTATGTTTACTTTGTTTAATGCCATATCTTCAACGTGTTTATTAATCTTATCTGTGGTCTTATAAAGATCCTCGATCATCATAAATTGCTCAGAATCTGCGGGCAGTGATCCTAGTTGGCCACGTGGCCATTTAATTCTAAACTCTGTATTCTCTTCCAGGTCCTTCTCCATTATTTGTATACGAGTGTCTGCAACGTTAAGACGTTCTATGATTTGAAAGTAACCCATTGTGCCAAGTGCTACGATAATTATTAATGAAGCAACCGTCTTCATTGGCATTTGGACAGCTGCCTCTTCCGATATGTTGAGTGGTTTTTTACTCATTCTATAATTTTATCACCCATAAGTTTGACATCAGGATTTTCTTTTTTGTAATTATCTTTAATTACATCCCAATGACTCTTGTCAGGCTTTTTGTTTTCAGGA